GACCACGATCATCACGGAAACCGGCGATATCAATAGTAGCTTGCTCAAGAGCAGCTTCACTTAGATCAGCATCAACAGCAATCTTGTTGGAGAAAGTACCACCAGCCACATTAGGATGTGAAGCACTCAGAAGAGTGACACCATCACCACCAGTATAACCGGCTGTAGTAGCACGATTATAGATGTTAGCACCGACAATTTCCTTGGTTTGACGCATTGAACGGGCAAGAGCCTTGGCCTTTTGTGCACCAACCTTACCGTACTGATCATCTTCAAAGATTTCACGAGTAACGATAAAGCCTAGAGCATACACAACATGGTTGTATCTAGAAGTGAAACCTTGCTTCTCAGAATCGTAGCTGATTGGGGCACCTTCTGATTTAACGTTAGCTAAACCAAAACCAGAAAGACCAACATCTTCTTCGTAAGCGCGTGTAGATTTGTTGGATTCAAATAACTTATCCCATTCAACAGGATAGTCATTGTAGGCTTTACCATACCAAGCATTTACGCCGGGCCATAAAGCCTTTGCAAAAGAACCAGTAGTAATAACAGACATTATTATTCTCCTTTAATTATTAAACGCCAGTAGCGCCAGTACCACCACCAAAAGTGGCTTGGTTAATCTTAGCGAGAACTTTAGTAGCATTACCAGTAGGCTCATTATCAACACGTTGAACAGTACCTAAGATTTTAAATTGTAAAGTAGCAGTTGTAGCAGCACCGGTCATATTCAAAGCACAACCAGAAGCACCAGTAGTAGTTGAACCAGTTGCTAAATAAGCATCTGCATTCAAACCAACATCGGCAGCAGCAAATGAATAAGAAGCACCACCAGAAGTTGTAGCTTCTACCTCATAGATAACATCGTCAGAGTCGCATACTAAAACAAAAGCATCGGTAGAAGCAGCGCGATACTGAGGAGTATCTAGAGCAGTTGAACCAGCAGTCATCTTACCAGCAACTGGATCTAGTTTAGCTGGAACAATTCCAACAATAACACCCAATACTGGACCACCAGCGGTGGCACGAATGACAGTGGCAATACCATTAGCGTCAGAAGAACCAGACAATTTAACTGGATCACCAACGAAAAGGGCTGTACCATCTGAAGATGGCACTTGATAAAGATTGCATTGGCCGTTGTAAGGCGCACCGGAAGTGTGCTTTACAGGGTGAAAGCCATTAATTTTTGATGTGTTAGCCATGTAGCCTCCAAAAATAATTTTAAATGAAGGCTATATTGCAAGTTAACTTATTTTTAAAGAGCCGTAATCGGCGATTTTCTTTGCATTAGCCTTCATGGATTCATCGAGATCATCCACAGCTTTCTGTTTGGTTTTTTGGTCTTCTTGATACCATTCTTCTTTAATTCGCATCACGAAACCTTTTTGTCCACCACCAACAGAAACCTGAACAGGAGATCCTTCTTTAGTAGGATTTGCAATCCGACGATCACCGACAGTAATAGAGGCATCTTGAACAAGTTCATATCCTTGTTCTTGTAGCATAGGAATTCTGTCACCATCATCGTTTACAATTCTATATCTATATCCAGGCTCTTGCCCACGAATTGTTAATATGTTACGAGTACCATTAATTGGAGTTCGTTTTTCTCTAGGAAGTCTCTTTTCCATTCTTAGCCCCTTAATTTCTTAATCTCAGCAATATACTCTTCTTTAGTCATAACCCCATTCCGAACAAAGGTATTCATTGCCTTACGTTCATCTTCAGATAATTCAAAAGAATCTACTTTACTTTTAGATTCAACAACACTATTTGTATTCTCAACAGCATTAGGTTTTGCTCTATTAGGATTCACAAATTTATCTTTAAATGTGGTTTTAACTCGTTCCACAACATACTTAAGAACATCTTCATTTGATGCTCCAGTCTTGTCTTTATACTGTAATCCAACAGCATCAGCAAAGGCACGCATTTCTGGATCTTTAGCATACCATTTATTTTTATTTACCCATTCTACAAAGTCTGGATGAACAGTCTGTTGTTCTGGCTCATTTTGTTTAGTGATCTGTGCAGTTCTGATTTCAGCAATTGCATCATCAACTGCTAATAGTTTATCTGCGTCCCCATCCTCTAGGGCTTTACGCTTCTCTACTTTAAGTTCATCTAATGCACGTTTAAACTCAGTTTCTTTTACTTTCTTGTGATGTTCTTGTAAAAGATTTAAGACCTTTTTAGTCTCTTTGAGTTCTCTACCCATTGATTCAATTTTGTCGAATAAGGGTTGTCTGCGTACAAATTCTGCAGCATCTATGAAAGTAGCTTCGTCACCTTCAAAATCTTCCTTTGGTCTCCAACCTAAATCCATTGCCCTTTGTTCTATGTCAGAAGGTTCATTATTGATTGGCTCAGTTGGAACAACTTCTTGCTTTTCTGATTTTAAAACTTTAACTTCTTCAGTCATATTAATCTCCAATTACTATTGCAACAACATCTTCATCATTTAGAAGTAAATGTTTTTCTTTATTTATTAAGACTTCTTTACCAGAATATTTTGCGAAATAAACAACATCACCAACCTTTGGTTTTGTTTCTGTTTCAAAATTTCCAGTATATGCAGTATCTCCAATTGCTAAGACAGTACCAATTTCTACAGCCTGTTGTTCTCGCTTAACATCTGTAACATCTGGTATAACTAATCCTAGTTCTGACATTTTACGATATGTTTCATTTGCCTCTGCCAATTGTTTTGGCTTTACGAGAATTCTATGTAATATAGGAACTAGTTTCATGAAAGTTCCTCAGAATCAATAGAGAATTTCTCTCTGTATGCGGCAATGAAACCTCTGTAAAAATTATCATCTTCTGAAGATAATCCAGCAGAGTTAGCTAAAATATCTTTAGCATCTTCTACACGAAGTTTACATGCATCGAAATATGCGATGGTAACTGGATGATCCTTCCAACTTTGAAAATCACTTTTGGTAATCATAATACTCCTTACTTGTTAGGGGTAGTCTTTGGTTTTGCTTTTGCTTGTTGCTGTTTTATAGAATTCATCTCTGAAGTATGTTGTGCATTCATTTGGTGTGCTTCATGCTGTGTAGCCATATTCAAACTATGCTGTTGTGCTTGTTGTATCATTGCAGCATGCGCCTCTGCCTGTGATGTTCTCATCTTTAGCATTGCTTCCATAGCTTTAAATTTGAGTTCTAATTCTTCAATTCTTTGCTTATAAATTAACTCTTGTTCCTTAGAAGCTTGTTCCATCTGTGCCTTCATTTGAGCAATTTGAATATCATTCTGTCCCTTTTGTTGATCCATCTGCGCTTTCATTTGAATTGCTTGTACTTTTGGATCTGGGGCAGGAGGTTCTTTTCTAAAAAGTGCCTCTATATTTGGTTGTTCTTGTGCTTCTAGTGCTCTCTTTGTAACTTCATTTGGATCTAGAGTTCCAAGTCCCATGAGTTGTAATAGGTTTTCTACCTTAGCTTGCTTCTCTGTAGAAGTCGCAGCTTGTGGATCTGCAGCAGGTATAATGTCATTTTCTGGACCTTCAAAATCACTTTGTTGAATTTGCTCATCAATGACATCAATATACTCTTCAGGATTTGCATAGTCTCTATTTAGTTTATAAATCTTTCTGAATTCTTTAGACATTGCTCTAAAGACACGCTTATAAACAGCAGTGAATACTTTCATCCCTTGTTCAATTGTAGCCATTGTGGTAGTTGCTGGGGTATTTTGTCCTGGCATTTTACCAACAAATATCTCTGCAACAGAGGCTAATTCCTTACCAGATTTAACTAATAGATCTAATAATTTAAATAAAACTTCTGAAGGTTCACGTACTGGTAATGGGAAGATTTGTTTCTTTAAATCATCACCAATAGCATTAACTGCCTTCCATTCTCCGGGTCTGAAGTTTTCACTTCCCATCTTAATTTTAAGACCCTTACCAATGAATCCTGCTTGTAAATTACTCAATGCTCCAGAATCTACTAATAAATTTAGAAGTGTATTAACAGATTCATTAATGGGGCAAAGTAATCTTCCAAAACCAAGATCATAAATTGACCCATCTGGGTTTGGAATGAAAGGAAATTTTGTGTAATACTCAACAGGTTCGATTCTACAGAGTTTATTATCTTCATTTAATACTATACCATTTGCTGTGTATCTAGCTACGATACGAAGAACCTTTTTAGATCCATATTCTACAGTTACTATATAAGGTTCCGCATATCCATCTTTATCTAAATCTAAATAAGTATGCTGTTCTAGAATATAATATGGAGTTGTTTCATCTTCTTCTGGAACTCTTAGATCTGAAGTTCCGATCTGTCGCCCAGGTTCATAAATAGCAGAAGGTTCTTGTAATGTGATATCCAAATACAAATCTGCTAATTGTTTTTCTTTTAATTTACGTTCTGATAATGGAAACCATTCAGTAATTCGTTCAGCATCTTCAACAGATCTTGCCCAATAATTAATTACTAATTGTTTTGGGGGAATTAACTTAGAACAATTAACAGATCTTTCACTATCCCAATATGTCTTCTTAAAACATGTTCCAACAATAGGAAGAGTAATCAGAAGTTTATCCATTTCTTCTTCCCAATCAGGCATTTCATCCATGACTTGGTAAGACATATATTTGGAAATTCGTTTTGCTCTATCTGCTTTTTGTCCATCTGGATCAGAACCAACTACACGACACTTTACGACATTATTATTAGAAGGTATTAATGAGGGATATGCCCGTGCTGCAAATTGCATTGCGGCTGTAGCTAACAATGGATATTTAATATTAGCAGCACCAGGCCATGGGTATGTTTTCTTTTCAGATACTAATTTTGCTAAATCAATCCAAGTATCTACATTTCTTTCCCATTCAGATCTAGATTGAATATCGACATCAAATCCACGTACAACATCATCACCAATCTTTTTTAATGTGTCTTCATCTAGATCTCTTGCAATATTGATACTTTCTATATACTTTGCTAATTGTTCAGTAGCCACAAATTTCACTCCTACCCTGTAAGTTTAAATCAGATTGTTCTAATTCATCTTCATATTCAAGTTCAGCAACTTCTTCCCTAGTAGGAGCCTCGATGATTTTATCAATCATTAATCCAAGATAAGCAATTGCATCTACCATATCATCATGTTTTCCTCTTGGGAAAACCAATAGTTCATGTTCTAAATCAGGCCACCAATCTGCTTCTTTATCAAACTTAACAGCACCTGCACGCATTCTAGCTTGAATAGATCTTGATCGTGAGATCTTATCTGTTTTATTAGGTTTTAATGGAATGACATTTAAGAACGTATTTTCTTCTATCATAGCCCTATTTAAGAATGGACCAATTGATTTAGATACCTGCATGTCTTCAATACCAACTGCAAGTGGAGTATAGACTCTTTGTAATGATAATAAAGTATTTACAATCTCATCTCCAGGTAATCTATCCTTAATTACATTTCTGATGTGTAAAATACCATTCTCATCCATACCTCCAACTACAAATGCAGAGTAATCAGCACGTTCTTTTTCTGAAATTGCTAAGTCTGCTGTTATATAGTAGTTTACTTTCTTGAGTTTATCTTCTTTAGTTAAAGCAAGTAAATCAGATTTCTTAAAATACCTAATAGAATCATCTACTGGATTGCATAAGTATTCACAAGCATACACTTCTGGAATGCCTTGTGAGATAAAATCATCTCTAAGCTGAATAAAATCTTGTTTTGTCTTTCTACTCGGCCATAATAGCTTTGAATAGTCAGAATTATGTGCACGATACTTAACAGATCTCCACATTCCGTGTTTTTTAGTGGACCATACCTTAAGATCTTCTACAATTGTATATTTATCATTCTCTTTAGGCATTAAAGACTCAAGAGGATCATCCAAATTCATAGGAGTACCCACAAAACGAATGATACCACGCTCAGAACGACAAGGAATTAGTGAGCCATATACCCATCTACGTAGTTTATCACGCCGATCCTTGTTCATAACCAGTTCTTCATTCATTAAATCGTCAATAATGATTAAATCTGGTCTTCCACCATCAAATAATAGACCGCGAAGCTTCTGTTCTGCGCCTTTAGCCATTATTCTAAATTGTTTTCCATCTAGAAATGGTACAATTATGTCGGTTTCTGTGTCTTTTTTGAAGTCTACTTCATTTTTTTCATTTAATTTTAAACCAAACAACTGATGAATTTCTTCAGATTCATTAATAATCTGTTTTATTTGTCCTAAGAATAAACTTGCCTGAGTTTCAGTATCAGCTACTATAAGAGCGTATCTTCGTTCTCTGAATAGCATAGCAGCCAATGTATAAACTACAGATATTGTAGTAGATTTTGAATGCTTACCGTTTGCCCAGATTCCTCTAGGTGTCGGACTATACCTTCATTAATCCAATGAATTTAGATGTGTGATTTTTTCTTTTAACATTGCACGATACAAAAAAGTTTCTTCTGAAACTTGTTGTTTATTTTCTTGTATTGTTCTTTGTAATTCTAACCCCAACTCTGCTACTTGTGTTTTATTTTTAAAGTATGGCATCATTCGTTTTAATGCTTCTGCCGCATTGTTACAGTTTAGAACCCAACGGTGTCGGGGATGTCTATTACCATGTACAGATTCTATTTTTTGCTTTTCTATAGAACCTCCAAACAATCTTTGCATTTCATACAAAGGACCGGGAGCCACATGATTAATTCCAATTCTTAATGTATGTCGATGATACCGTTTCCCATTAGGGGATTTAGTATATCCATATTGAATTGTAACATAACCTTCACCATCAAAAAATCCGGCAGCCCAAGCTACCTCATGAGCAACGCTCATATACACCTCCAATCATTTAAGGATTAAGCCCCCCGTCTAGTCTCTACACAGTCCCAGAACAATCTGGTTTCGCTCGGGGTTGTCCGTTCTGGAGTTCTCCGAATTTGAGGGGTTTTATCGCGGCCATTCAAATTACTTATTTATATATTGCGCCAGTAATATCAATTAACCGCGAGGCGCGCAGACTGCTACAAACTTATCGTTAGAGCAACATAATTCCCACCATTCTCTATGGAAATCAGCAAATGGAGAAGCCTCATCAAAGAATTTTACAAGACAAGATGAGGCAAATCCTTCAATAATATCAGCAGTTAGTTTAATTTTTTCATTCATTATATGGCGTTAACAGTTAGATGTGTCCATTCTTGCCCAGCAGTAACGTTACGTGCTGCTCCAGTTGAATGAAATACATAAGCTTCTATATAATCTCCTGTAGTAAATTTAACTAAATCCCCACATCCTGCTGTTTGATCTGCTGTTGCAGAAGGTGCGGCGGCGATTACTAGATCAGTAGTTCCATTTTTTTGTAGTTTTAATATTAAACCAGTTACAGAAGCCATTCTAACATTTGCAGAAACTCTATAGTACCCAGGAGTAACACAGGTCCATCTATAGTTAGTAGTAGAATCAAACTCACTATTAGTATCAAATAATTCACTATCAAATTGAATTTTAGTATATGCACCAGAATTTATAGATTGTGTAGTACTTCTAGTGACTTTCACAGCAGTTCTGAATGCCTGTTCATTATCTTGATAAGCAATGTCTGTATTCCAAGTACCATCTGTAACAGAAGACACAAAGTAATTATTCTTAAATGTATTATTAGTATCTTGTGTTGGTTTATCTAAAATAACATTATAATTTCCATTTGTTCCTGGATATAGTATATTTTCAGAGAATATATTATTTTTTGCAAAAAATGTACCTTGATTATCGATCTTTATACAACCAGTAGCAAAAGAAGCATTGTTAGTATTATTTGGATCTACGTTATAAACAATATTTCCACGAATAAGGTTATATTGTGTGTGATCAACAATACCACCGTTTAATGTAATACCACCAATGCCAGCATCTTCTACAACATTATTTGAAACAGTATTATAGGAAGCGCCATGAATTAGTTTAATTCCCCATCCACCATTACTTTTTAAATAATTATTGCTTATGGTTTGTAATTTTGCATAAGTATCTATGCCTTCGTCTACATTAATTACAACATTATTTGTAACAACATGGCCCTTTCCTTTTTGTGTAGAGATACCATCAGCTTGATCACCATAAGCAGCTATAGAAGTAGCTCCATGGTTTAAGTTTTCAATGAAATTTCCTGATATTAAAACTCCGACACTTTCAACAGAATTTACACGATTATCATCTAAATCAATACCATATAAATTAGTATCTGCGGATGTGTATGAACCACCAAAATTAGTATTTGTACTTATATCATGAATATAATTATTAGTAATCTTACAACCATGTAACAAACTACTAGCATCTATTGCAGTACATAGAGGGAAGTTATAGATTTCGCAGTGATCTATTTCTGAATTATAACAATTTCTATTAGCAATAGCATCTACTACTCTTCCCTCTAAGAATTGATATTCAATTTTAATACCAATTAATTTTTGATTATAATATGGTGTATATGGAGCGGATGTTAGACCACTCATATTTACTACTAGAGATGTACTAGTATAATGAGTTGTTGGTACTGTATTTGAAAATCCAGCAGAGGTTGCATAAAGTATTGCATCTCCATTAGCTATAAGACCTGTTTTATTTGGTATTGTAATGGTAGAAGATACTTTATAAGTACCTGCTGGCATAAATAAATATTTATTAGTATTTGCAAACAATGATAATGCAGTGTTAATTGCAGAGGTATCATCAGTAGACCCATCTCCAATAACACCATAATCTTTGATGGAAACTAGATCTAATGCCTTATTTGTTAATGTTCTAGCAGTTGAACTTGTTATGTCAGATACTACATTGTTTAGTGCATCATTAACACCATTCAACCAAGCACTTGTTATTGTAGTTCCTGGGGAAAATTCAATGTTTGAAATTGCTGTCATTTACGTTTTCTTTCTCGTTTAGAAGTTTCTGATTTCATAGAACCATCCTTATTTCTAGAGAATGAACGATTCTGACCAGGATCTTGAACAAACAAATTTGCTAATCCATTTTGTCCGCCTTTACTAACTGCGCGTTTATGCCCAACATCACCAGAAAGACTTGTCGGTTTTACACCTTTTTTCTTTGCCACTTTAGCCCTCGCAGAATTGCGTTGTGCGCGATCTTTAACTCGTGATTTTTTCTTGGTATGTTCCCAGTTTAATTCTTTGCGATTCAATAATCGCGCTTTCCATTAGTCATAAAAGGCACGATTCCGGCCCTCCTTCAACGATCAATTTGCACCAATGACGTAGCTCTTCGTCTGTTAGAGCTTGTCGCATTTTATTAACAATAGAACAAACAAGTCTGATATTATCTTGTTTATACTCACCACCAACACATCCATGAGTTATTCGATCAATAGAAGCATTTTTTGGATTTATTTTACCAACCTCTAACACACATTCTAAAGGAACTCCTGTTAAGGCACACAATCCTTTTTGTTTATCATACAACTCCAATAACATTGGAACAGTTAGATACTCTCGTTGTTTTTGTACAATTAGCCTATGGAAATATTTAGGCCAATTGTTATTAATTCTTTCATATTGTTTAGTTACTTCCATTGAACCATGTGCCTGAGAATATTTAGTTTTACATTCAGGACAACAAAAAAGTTGGTTTGGTGATTTTGGTCTAAATAGATTTGCACAGAATTTACATGATTTATCTGGATATGGATAAATACCTTTTGCTAGGTTTTTCTTAACTTCTCTATGACAATCTTTACATCTACTATATTTTTTGCTTGGTCTATCTGCCCGTTCGAGAAACTCTGTAATTGGTTTCTCAGTCTGACAAAGACTACAAATTCTAGTTTCCATATTTTTCCTTAGTTAATCGCGTCTTCCATTAGTTGTGAACGGCATATGTACCCTCATCATCTTGTTCCAGAGTTATCGCTGGAGGTTCTTTTTTATTTTTATTTACGAACTCCGCGAATTGCACTGCGAGTTGTTTTAGTTTTTGTTCTGTTTGACTAGACTCAACTATCTTGGTTGGTAACTTTCTAATCAACTGACGTTTATCAACAAGACTGTTAAAAGCATGATTAACATCTCTGAGTTTCGCAGGCATTCTCTTAACCTTGCCCGTTTTTTGATCGTAGATAAATTCGCCATTATCTATCAAATCTAATACTTTATCCAAAGCTTTATCAAGAGCTTTGGTTAATTTTGAATCTAATTTTTCATTGTCCTGATTGCGGAGAACCTCAACGGCATTCTTCCACCAATCCAAGGTTTTCCATGTTTCAATAGTGCACAAAGGGATACCTAGTGTCTCAGACACAGTAGTAGGTGATCCAGTAGAACACCAAAGAGTAACGGCTTCCATCTTAATCTTCTCCGGCCACCAGCCGGGTTGATGAGCCTTTGTCTTCTTTAGTTTTTTATATTTGTACACTTTAATCTCCTAAATAAATTTACACTGTATAATAATATTATATCATAATAAAAAATATTTGTCAAGAAGAAAGACGAAATATTTTTTAAAAAGACAAGGATGTATATTCTTTTAAGACAAAGATTTATAGTTTTCTATTAATACTTAATAAAAAGACAATACTATGTCTTTTATAGTATTGGATTTTTATTTAGTATTACTATAACTACGAAGTATATATAGGTTTTATATATATACGAGTAGTTATATTATAATTATTATATTATATATATATATT